AGCCGCCCATGCCGCCGCCGATATAGCGCGCGCCGAAGGCGTGCCACCGACGCTGATCGAAACAGCATTCCGGTTCGCCCTATGGCGCACCCGGCGGAGGGCCTGATGTCGTGGCAGACGAACATGGCGCCGAAGCCGAGCGCGTCGCCGATAACGTCAGACCCTTGCGGGGGACACGTTCGCAGAGCGGAAGGACCGTACCCAAGAACCTGCCCGGTAACCTGCTATTCTTCGATCACATCGAGGCGGTCACTGCCGCTAACGATTTCGTCGAGGGCCTGCTCATCACGGGTGGCATGTCGGTGATCTACGGCGAAACCAACAGCGGCAAGACATTCTTCGCCACCGACCTGGCGATGCACGTCGCCAGCGGCTGGCCCTGGAATGGTCGCGAAACCACCCGTGGCGCGGTGCTCTACTGCGCCCTCGAAGGCAGCTACGGCATCACCAACCGCGTCGCCGCATTCAAGAATTACTACGGGCTTTCCACGCTGCCATTCGCCGTGCTGCCGGTTGCCGTCGACATGCTCAACTCAGACAGCGATGTCGACGGTGTGCTAGATGCCATCAAGCGAGTTTCAGATACCACCGGCATCAATGTCTGCCTCACCGTGCTCGATACTCTGTCGCGCGCGATGTCCGGCGGCAACGAGAACTCGCCCGATGATATGGGCGCCATCGTGATGAACGGCACCCGCATCCAGCAGGAAGGCAAGACCCACGTCGCATGGGTGCATCACACCGGCAAGGACCAGGCCAAAGGTGCCCGCGGCCATTCGCTGCTGCGTGCTGCTACCGACACCGAGATCGAGATCCTGGCCGGGGATGCCGGCAACCATACCGCCCGCGTCACCAAGCAACGGGAGTTAGAATGCGATGGCGAGTTCAGCTTCGCGCTCAAGGTGGTCGAGCTCGGCACCAACCACCGCGGCAAGCCCGTCACCTCGTGCATCGTGGACTACGGCCAGGGCACGCCCGCGGTCGAGCGGACCAAGCGCGGCTACGGCGTCCACAAGACCCGCGCCTATGAGATCCTGGTCGACCTCGTCGCCGCCTCCGGCGCCCGCGGCTTTGCTGGCGCGCCGCCTGCCGTGCTGTCCGTGCCGGAGGACTGGTGGCGCGATCAGTTCTATTCCCGCGCCATGCCGGGCGCCGCACCGGACGCCAGACAGCGCGCATTCCGTCGCGCCGCCGACAGTCTGCTCGATGAACACCGGGTCGGTTTCAACAACCATCGCGTGTGGCTGGTGCGTCAGAACGATGAATAGAATGTCCGGCAAATGTCCCCCAAATGTCCGGTTCCTGCCAAGCCGGACATTTGCACGGACAAAGCGGCGAAGCCGCCTTTGTCCGCACAGTCCTGGGCAAACATTGTCCGGGAAGATTGTCCGGCAGAGTGTCCGGTCTGTCCCGTATAACCATAGGTTGCAGCTTCACGACGACCGGAACGCCGCATGACCGACGCAGCCTGCGCCAACTGCCGGTTCTGGCAACGCAGCGAAGCCGACCGCGAGCGGGGCAGATGCCGCCGCCACGCGCCGCAGCCCGCCAACCAGGCGCTGCTGTTCGCCGCCGAGGCCATCATCGCCGTCGCCGACGTCCTGGCCCGCCACCACGGCGTCACGTGGCCAGAAGACATCGATGCCGAAGCCACCGAAACCACCAACTTTGCCATGTTCCCGCGCACCTACGACGACGATTGGTGCGGCGATTGGGACCGGAGCGCCGCATGATGACCCGCTTCGTCCGCTGGCTCCGCTGGCGCTGCCACCGGCTCCGCCGCCGCCGTGCTTGACGCCGCACCATGCACCCGGTTAGATCGCGCCAACGGGCTGTGCGGCCAGCATTCCTCGGCCGCTACGCCTAGCGGTAGCCGTCGCGGCCCACGCTGGCATGTCGTCGCAACCTACGCCCAGGCCGAGCGTCGCGCCGTCGCCAATCTCAACCGCCAGGGCTACGAGACCTACCTGCCGCTGACGCTCGTCACCCGCCGCGACCGCGTGCTGCGCACCCTGCTCCACCGCGTCGAGGTGCCGCTGTTCCCCGCCTACGCGTTCTGCCGCTTCGACCCAGACACCACCGAGTGGTGGCCGATCCGCAACACCCCAGGCGTGTTCAAGTTGCTCACCGATACAGCCGGCAGACCCGAGCCGCTCGCTAATGCCGAAATCCGGGCGCTACAGGCCGCCGTGGCCGATCGGGCTACCTGCCAAGCCGAAACCGCCCAATGGGCGCCAGGCGCGCCCGTAGCCCTGCTGGCGGGGGCATTACGCGGTCACCCCGCCGTCGTCCTCAACACCCATGGCGAGCGCGCCACCGTCGCTGTGCTGCTGTTCGGGGCGCTGCGCCAGGTGGTCGCGCCCATCGCGTGGCTCGTGGCGCGGCAATGACGCCAGCAGCAACGCCCAGCGCAGCCGCTGGTTCTCGTCCAGCAACGCCGCGCGCCGCCGCGCCTGCCGCTCCGCTGGCGTCAGCGCCCGATCACCGATGCGCCGCATCAGCCGGCAAGCTCCAGCCGCCGCTCGATCCGCGCAATCCGCGCCGACAGCGCATCAACCCGCTCCTCGACGTTCGTCACGCTCTCGCCGTCCAGCACCGCATCACGCCGCACCGCCGCGATATGCCGCTCGATCGCCACCAGCCGCTTGCTCGTCTCCACCTGCCACGTGTCGTGCTCGCCCAACTTGTCCAGCACCCGCTGCACCATCACCTGCAGCAACCCGAGATCCGGCTCCGCCATCGTCGTTACTCCGTTCGTTGCGTTGATGCGCGGCGCTCAGGCCGCCGCCTTCGGGGCCCAAATCTTCTGGATCGTGGCGACGAACTCCGGCGCCCGCTTCTCGCCAACGACCGAAGCGACCAGCGCCATCGTGGTAAAGTCCGTGATGTCCTGGCCTTTCCGAACCCGCGTCGTCAGCGTGTTCCACAGCAGCGCCGGCGAAACGTCGCCGCAAACAGTCCGTGCCATCTTCTGCGCGTCGCGGAAGGAAATCTTGGTGTTGGTCATCTCAGTCACTCCGTTGCTCGTTTCGATGGCCACAATATTGCACATCGTGAGTCACGATGCAAGCGGTTTCTCCGGCTGATGCGAAATAATTTCGGGCGCGCGCCGTGAGCCTCTGGTGGTACGTCGCACTCGCACTGCTCGCATCGTGCGCCATCGTCATCGCACTCGTCGTCTGGCTCTGCATGGATAGCCGCCGCCATTTCCGCTAGGACGCGCACCATGATCTCGCCCCAGGACAAGGTGCCGCTAGCGCAGTTGCCTCGCGAACTTCATCAACTCACCGGCGTGCGCTCGCCATCATACCGCACGCTCTACAACGCGGTGCTCGATGCCGTCATTCCAGCCGAACTCATAACCGGGCGCTGGTATGTCGATCGGTCACATCTGCCCGCTATCGCGATACAATTCGGAATGGCCGCACTGACGCCGCTCCCGCAGCGCGACGATCCATCCCAAAGGCAGACCGTCCAATGATCTCGCCGCTGATGCTCATCATTATCGTGCTGCTCGTGCTGCTGCTCGTCGGCGGCGGCTGGGGCTGGCACGGCGGCTATTACGGCAGCTATCCCGCATACGGCTACGGCATCGGCGGCATCGGCCTCGTCGTCGTGGTGTTGCTGGTGCTTTTGCTGCTGGGGAGGATTTGATGAGTGCCTCATGCGGTGAGATGAAAAACAATCGATGAGATGTCATGGCTGGTCACGGCGGTAGGCGCGAAGGTGCCGGGCGCAAGCCGGGCGTGCCGAACAAGGCCGCTGGCGTCATCAAGGAAGCCGCGCAGGTCTGGGGCATGGCTGGCCTGACGCGTCTCGCACTGCTCGCTGGCCTCGTTCCGGGCAAGCCCGGCGCCGAGAGCGAGCAGACCCAGGTCGCAGCTATCCGCGAGCTGTTGGATCGCGGCTATGGCAAGGCAGCGCAATCAGTGACAGCAGACGTGACATTGCACCGCTCACTGGTCGAGATGACCGACGACGAATTGTTGGCGATGGTGGCGCCAGATCGCGTGCAAGACTTCGACGAGGACGCTATAACTACCCACTGAAATGCAAACCAAGCGACCTCCAAATAAGCCAGTCACGTTCGAGCAAGTTGCAGCGCGGCTCTCGTATAATCCAGAGACCGGCGTCTTGACCTGGAAGCGTCGGGAGAATGCGTGGAAGGGATGGAACGAGACGTGGGCCGGTAAGCCGGCCGGCTCCAGAGGCAGCGGCGGCGAAGGTTATTCGTACGTCACCATCGATTTCAGGCCGCGCAAGGCGCACCGCATCGCGTGGCTGCTGCACTTCGGCATAATGCCGGCAGGATTTATCGACCACATCAATGGCGATAGGCTCGACAATCGGATTGCTAATCTGCGGCTTTCGACCAACGCCGAGAACATGCGGAACCGAGCGGCACCGCGAAACAACTCGAGCGGTTACAAGGGCGTATATCTCGATGCATATACGAAGCGTTGGAAAGCGCAGATCAACATTGCCGGCAAGAACCGCAACCTAGGTCGTTTCGACACACCAGAGGAAGCGCATGCTGCATATCGTCTCGCAGCGGAGCAGGGGCACGGAGCGTTCGCCAGGACCGAGTGAAGCAGCCGCCGAGTTGCTGCGTCGTAGGCTGGCGCGCCGTGAACTTTCGTGGTGGTGCCGCGCCGCGCTCGAGCCGGTCAGTCAGGCGCCCGCATTGCATCACCTCAAGATCATCGAGCGACTGGAAGCGCTGAGCCGTGGCGAAATCGATCGCCTGATGGTGTTGGCGCCTCCAGGGTCCGCCAAGAGCACGTATATCTCGACGCTGTTCCCGGTCTGGTGGTTCGCACAGCATCCGCAGTCATCGATCATTGCCGCGTCGCACACCGCTGAACTAGCCGAGCGCTTCGGCCGCCGCGTGCGCAACCTCATCCTCGAGCATGCGGTATCTCTCGGTTATGGCCTGTCGGCCGATAATGCGGCAGCAGGTCGCTGGGAAACCGACAGTGGCGGCGAATACTTCGCTGCCGGCGTGATGGGGCCGATCACCGGCCGTCGTGCCGATCTGGTCATCATCGACGATCCGGTGAAATCGCGGCAGGAGGCCGACAGCGAGACAGTGCAGGACCGCACCTGGGACTGGTGGAAGGCAGACCTGACGACCCGTCTCAAGCCGGGCGCTCGTGTCGTGCTGGTGATGACGCGATGGTCGCAGGCCGATCTTGGCGGCAGGTTGCTCGATGAGATGGCAGCAGGCGGCAAGCGGTGGGAAGTGCTCAAGCTGCCGATGGTCGCCGAGGCTGACGACGTCCTGGGACGCGATCCGGGCGAGGTGTTGTGGTCAGATTGGTTTACGCCGGACATGGTGGACGAAGCACGCCGCGACGCCCGCACCTTCTCGGCGCTATACCAGCAGAACCCCGTGCCCGAGGATGGCACATACTTTCAGCGCGCTTGGCTGCGGCCGGCAATCACCATGCCCGAGCGGGATACCCTGCGTGTGTACGGTGCCAGCGACTACGCGGTGACGCAGAATGGTGGCGACTTCACCTGTCACGTTGTAGTCGGGGTCGATCCTGATCGGCGCATGTGGCTGCTCGATCTGTGGCGCGGCCAAACCACGTCGGATCAGTGGGTCGATGCGTTCTGTGATCTGGTGGCGCAATGGCGCCCGATCGGATGGGCTGAAGAACAGGGCCAGATCAGAGCCGGTATCGGCCCGTTCCTGGTCCAGCGCATGCGCGCCCGGTCGGCGTTCGTTGCTCGCACGCAGTTTCCGACAAGGGGGGATAAGGCAGTGCGGGCACAGTCGATCCGTGGCCGCATGGCGCTTGATGGATTGTATCTCCCGGCAGTGGTGCCGTGGCGCGCCGAGTTGGAGTCCGAGTTGATCGCGTTCCCGGCCGGCAAGCATGATGACCAGGTCGATGCGCTGGGGCTGCTGGGACAACTGCTCGACATGATGGTGCCGGGTATGCCGATCCGGCCGCCTGACCCACCATCAGATTCCTGGGATAGAGCCTTCCAGCGCGCCGCGCTGGCGGAGGCGCCGGACAGCTGGAGGGTGGCCTGACGTGTCTGATCAAGCTCGCCCTCGGGAGTCGCGTTGGTATCCACGCGGTGCCTGGCTAGGTTGGCGCCCGCTCGGTTCGCCGCTGGCGCCCGAGTTCGATGATCCGGCCGAGGTCGATGCGATTGTCGAGCGGGTGCGCCGGTGCGGTCGGGTCGCGGCCGGCGACCTCGTCCCGGCAGCGTCCGGTGACAGCTGGCGCGCGTTCTGCAGCGACCACGGCACACTTGAGTTCTTCGCCGACGTGGATTGGACCGCGAGCGGTGTGCGGCTCGACAAACCGCCGCCGGTGCGTCCGGTGTCGACGCGAGCGCAGCGGGAGCAGGAGCAATGGGAGGCAGCCCAGCGCGAGCGGCGGCGGGCGAAACAGGCCGAAGCAGATGCGCTGTGGCACGCCGAGGAGCAGCGCAGGCAAGCGCCGGAGCCGATACCGCCGGCACTCCAACGCCGGAGCGACGTCGAGCCGTGGTTCAATCCAGCCAAAACGCCGACGCCTGACGACGCGCACGAGATCGCGCTGTATGCGCGGAACTACCTCACTGCGGTCCTGCGGCTGGTGCGTGACGGGTTGCTGTGGCTTGGTAGTCAGCAGACCGCCATCGTATGCGAGCGCAACGCCGACGCGATCGCCGGTGCGCTGATGCGGTTCAGCCGGGGGTTGCCGCCGGAGGGCGTGGTGATGTCGACCGAGACCGACCTGATGCCGGCGGGCGTCCTCGGTGCGGAGGCTACCTCGCGGTTCCTCGCGGTGCGCGTGCTCTCGATCGAAGAGGGCCGCAAAGTGGAGATTGGACTGACATGGGATCTGATGCCCTGACCGGCCGCGAGTTCATGCGCGAGGCTGCCGACAGCCCGGACAAGTGGGCCGATGCGATGATGCAGAGCGCCGAGCGCGAGGGCTTCGCGGTCGACCGCGAGTGGCTGCTGCGCTGGCTCGGCGACGCGATCGACGCCGGGCGCAGATCCAAGCTGCCGCCGATCAATCCCGAGGAGACCTAGCAGCGGGGCAACCCGGCGCCAGCTGCTAGCGGGTGTTCGGGAGCTACCCTAGCCCCGCCAGCAGCACATTTAGCAGGGAGCGTAGCAGATGGCCAAGTCAACCGCCGGCCTAGGCCCCAAGGGCCGCGCGAAGGCTGCGCAGGTGTTCAAGGAATACGGCAACCGGGACCTGCACAGCGGCAAGGGCGGCCCTGTCGTGCGCAATCAGAAGCAGGCAGTGGCGATCGCGCTCAGTGAGGCCCGGAAGACCAGTCGGACGCCTCGCGGGAAATGAACTTCGCGATCTCGTCCTTGGTCGTCGGCGTCCGAGTCCTTAGCAAATCCATCGCAGCCATCAACTGATCGCGCGGCATTCCGGCATCAAGCATCAATTCAAAGACACCCTGGTCCTCAAGCAGCGCCAGCGCCTTCCGTTTATTCCGCGCAAGCCGACGCAACGCTTTCGTCAAACGTTCCTGGGATACGTTGTCCAGCGCCATGTCCACCTCCCTCACCGTCACCACGCGCCGCCGCAACGACTGGCCCGATGCCGTCGCGTCGCTCAACGATTCCGACACCGACAAGCCGCGCGATGCCGACGAGCAGCATATCCGCATGGTGCGCTGGTTCGAGGAAGCCGAGCAATCGCAACTCGATGCACGCCAGCTATCAATGCGGGACCGCTGCTATGTGGATGGCGACCAATGGACGACGCCGGAGCGCGACGAACTGCGCAAGCGCGGCCAACCTATCATCAGCATCAACTACTGCCGCAGGAAGCTCGACCTGCTGTGCGGCCTCGAGCGCAAGGCGCGCACCGATCCCAAAGCATTCCCGCGCACCCCGGCGGAGGACGAGCGCGCCGACGCGGCGACCCAGGCATTGAGGTACATTGCCGACGACAATGACTTCCAGGCGCTCCGCAGCCTCGTATTTGAAAACATGCTGGTCGAGGGCTTCGGCGGGCTCGAGGTCGCCCTGGAGGACGACGGCCAGGGCGGAGCGAATATAACGCTCACCCATGTGCCGTGGGACCGCATCTGGGTCGATCCGCACTGCCGCCAGCCCGACATGCTCGACGCCCGCTATCTGGGCATCGTCATTTGGATGGACAAGGATCAGTTGGAGGACATGTATCCCGACGCGCGCGACGTGATCGAAGGCTCGTTCGCCGCCGACATGACCAGCCAGTTCCGCGACCGGCCGGACTACATGATGTGGACCGACAACAACCGCGTGCGGTGTAGGGTGGTGCAGTGCCACTGGTCGGATCGCGGCGAGTGGTACAGCGCCACGTTCACCAAGGCCGGCTACCTCACCCAGCCGCGGCGCTCGATGTTCAAGGACCGCAAGGGCAAGAGTGCGTGCAGCCTCGTCCTGCAAAGCGCCTACATCGATCAGGACAATAACAGGTATGGGATGATTCGCGACTTGATCTCGCTGCAGGACGAGATCAACAAGCGGCGCAGCAAGGCGCTGCATCTGTTGTCGGTGCATCAGGTGGTAGCCGAGCAGGGCGCGGTGCAGGACGTGGATCACGCGCGGCGCGAGGTCGCCAAGCCCGACGGCTACATCGAAGTGACCCCCGGACTGAAATTCGAGATTGAGTCCGGCGGCGACATGGCCACCGGCCAGTTCCAGTTGCTGCAACACGCGACGCAGGAAATGCAACTCAGCGGCCCGAACGCGGCAATGTCTGGCACCGATCCCAGAGAGCTATCGGGGCGGGCCATCTTAGCGCAACAGGCGGGCGGCGCGGTGCAGAACGAGCCGCTGGCCGACAGCCTGCGGATGTGGGCGCGGCGCGTCTACGAGATGTGCTGGATGGCGGCGCGCGAATACTGGACCGCTGGCAAGTGGGTGCGGGTCACCGACGATCTGCAAGACACCCGCTGGGTCGGCATCAACCGGCCGGTGACGCTGCAGGACGAACTGGCGCAGATGCCGCAGCAGCAGCGCGCGATGGCGATGCAGCAGCTACAACTCGTGCCCGGCGATCCGCGGTTGCAGCAGGTCATACGGGTCGAGAACGACATCACCGATCTGGACGTGGACATCACCATTGCAGAGGGCAACGACATTCCGACCATGCAGGCGGAGAACTTCCAGACCCTGGTGCAGTTGGCTGGCATGCAGCCCGGCTTGATCCCCGGTGAAGTGCTAATCGCCGCGTCGTCGCTTCGCAACAAGGACGACCTGCTGACGATGATGAAGCAGCACATGCAGCAACAGGGCCAGCAGCAGCAGGCCGCGTCGCAAATGGCGCAGCAGACGCAGCAGGTGAAGAACACCGAGACCCAGAGCAAGGCGGCTGCCAACATGGCGCTGGCCAAAGAGCGCAACGTCAACGCTGCGCGCGGCGTGCACGACATCCATGCCGACTTCAACGCCGATCCCTACGGACAGCCGAACGTGGCGCCGGATAACCCGCCCGGGGCGCAGCAGCCGACGCAGGAGCAGATGAGCCCGGATCTCGCGCTCGCGCACCAGATGGCGGATCTGGCGAAGAAGCACGCCGACATCGCCAACACCCACGCCAATGCGGCGCTGACGGCGGCGAAGATCGGGCAGGTGCCGCACCAGAACGCGCAGGCGGCGGCGAGCACGTTCGCCACGCTGCACGACGCCGCCAATCAGATGGTCACGACGAACCGGCTCGCGCGCACGCCGATCCCGCAGCCGGCGCCCCCCGCAGCACCGTGACAAAAGCGCCGAGCTACTGGAACCGCATGACCGTCGAGAAGCGTATAAACGCGCATCTGCTCAACGAGCGGCTGAACGGCTCCGAAATTAAGTTGCGGCAGCAGATCGGCAGGCGCGCGGTCAATCGCTTGGTCAAGGACTTCAAGGCCGAAGCCGCGGCGAAACCGAGACTGCGGCTGTGGTATCGCATCCAGTTGCAGCCAGATCCATACGCCTGGGTGTATCGGCGGGCACAGCGCGCTGCACGCGCGGCGGCAACCCAAAAGGGGAACGGACCATGATGAAGCGTCTGTTGCTTGCGGCACTGGTGTTCGTGCCTGGCGTGCTGGTCGCAGCACCCGCGGTCCTCCTCGCCACCAGCGTGTCAGGCGGCGTCGCGGTCAAAGCCGTAGTGGGCCCGGTGAAGGGCTGCTCCATCATCCCGGCCGGCACATCGCTGATCATCGACCTGGTCGCCACCGCCGGCACTGCGGCGTCCGGCACCTCGATCCTGCAGCCGACCGGCTCGGTGACCGGCTTCCAGTGCGGGCCGCTCGATGCGGGCGTGGCCGTGTCGGTGAACTGCCTCGGCGGCGGTGCCTGTTCGTGGACCGGCTACCAGTACTGAGGCCCGGCAAATGAAGCGCATCCTGCTCGCGTTGCTGCTCGCGGTGCTGCCGATCGCCGGGTCGGCGCAGATTGCCACCCCAGGCGCTGGCGGCGGCATTGTCGTCGCCACCGCCGGGCCGGTGACGCTGACCGGCATCGTAGCTGAGACCGCGATGGCGTCGCTGCGAATACCAGCCAACTCGATCGGCCCGAACGGCGCGGTCCAGATTACGGCGCTGTGGAGCTACACCAACAGCGCCAACAACAAAACGATGGTCATACGGTTTGGATCGACGGCCGGGGCGGTCGGTTCATTTACCAGCAATAACCTCGTGGTGACCACGACCGCCACCGCGCAGACGCTCGTCATCCTGCACGCCAACAACGCGACCAACGCGCAGAGTTATTTCCAGCAACAGCCGATCACCCCATTCTCCGGCTCGGCCACGGCGGCATTCCTCACATCCGCCATCGACACGACCGCCGACACCTTCATCAATATCGACGGCATAGTCGCGGCGGCGGGCGAGACGCTGACGCTGCAGCATGCATATGCGGTCGTTTTCAAGCAGTAACCGATCGGCCGTCCAGACCGGCCGGTAGGCGCCCCGCGCAGCACGGTAACCGGCTGGCACCGTGGCGCATCTGCGCGGGGCTACTCCCTCATCCGAGGACAACATGGCAGACAACACACAGCTGGACTCGTTCCTGGCCACAGGGACGCCCCCGGACGGCGCCCACGCGCCGCCACAGGAACCCGCACCCGAACCACCGCCGAAGCCCGACACGCCGCCCAGCACGCCGGAAAAGCCCGCGCGCGAGGCCGCAGCGAAGCCACCCGAGCCCGAGCCGGACGAGGACGACGCAATCCATGTCGTTGATCCGAATGCGACGGTGCCGTTCGCCGCATTCGAGAAGGCCCGCAACGGGCGCAACGACTGGAAATCCAAAGCCGCCGCCGAGAAGGCCCGCGCCGACGAACTCAACCGCCAGCTCGAGGCAATCCGGCGCCCGCCCGAGCAGCCACAGCAGCAGCCACAGTATCAGCCGGTCCCGCTTGATCCGGTGAACAACCCGCAGGGCTTCATCGCACAGGTGCAGCGCGAGATGTTCAACGACCGCCTCAACACCTCCGAGCTCATGCTGCGCAAGGAGATCGGCGCTGAAGCGGTGTCCGCGCTGGTCGCCGACTTCAAGCAAGCCGCGGCGCAGAACCCGATGCTGGAACGCCAACTGCAGCAGCAGATGCATCCCTACGAGTGGGTGC